GACAACAAAGATTTTACAACGCCATAGTTGCCTTACTACGCCTAGAACCGCCTACCATGCGCATCTATGGCCATAAGGGCTTGACTTTGACAGAATGTCAGCGCAGTAGCCTCACTAACCCTCAACCCCCACTAACAGCGGATCTGGGGGAATTGTCACCCAGTTATTCATTCACCACTTACTAACCCTCTAAACGACAAAACCCCCCTACATCGCTGGGACATAGGGGGGACTTATTATTATTTATCTGCTACTGTTTATCTATTACTACTGAGACTACCCAGTGAACTAAGACTAGGAATAGAAACAACTTAATCATCTGTTACCTCGGAAGAGATTCTTGCCTGTGGTGATAGACTTCATAAGGAGCCTCTCCATTTCTCTTTCGTGTGCTTGCCAGTCTTGCCATTCTTCATCAGTGATAGTTCTACTGAGAGCCTTATCAATCTGACCTCTTTCCATCTTCCAAGCATTTAGAATATTATTATTCATCATCCACCTCTGGAAACATAGAGTCTTCTACCCAGAACCTAACTTCATTTGACAGCCATTCGTTTAGGTCGTAGCCGTATTCTTCTAAGAATCTATCCCACTGATCATCTGTCAGGTTCCTTCCTAGAAAACCTTCGATGTGTTCCTTCTCAAACCAGTTAGGAACGAATGTCTTTTCTGTGTTAATAATCATTTTAGTTCTCCTTTACCTCGGTCAGATTTAGCAGAGCCTTAGTCACTATTGCTCTTGCCTGAAGTTCATTTATGTTGAACTGCATCACGGTCTTCAGCATGTGTTCTCCTAGCCTCCAATCTACCTTATTCCAAATTATCATCCTTGACCTCCGTCATCTTCGTCCCATTCCGGCTCTTCGTCCCATTCATAGTCAGCAACAAGCATTCCGTCTATCACCTGATAGTCAATGTCCGTAGCAATAGCTGGAATGTGTGAAAGCAAACTATCAAGGTGGCTGTTCAGTTCCTCTACATCCCAGCCAATAAAGTTATTGACTTCTCCCATAGTAGTCTGTTGCCTAGTCATCACTCACCTCCGTCATAAGTCAGTTCAACCTCGTCGGGCATGTTGCTTCGAATGTCATCAATCAAGTCGTCAGCACAGTGCCAGCCGATGCCTTCCTCAAAGTTGGGACAGTTCTCTAGCTTACAAAGCCAGTCATCTACAAGCGGGTTCTCAAAGACCTGCTGCATAAAGTCATTCTCGTCTGAAGACCTTATGATGAAAGTCTCTTCGCAGTTTGGGTCATCAATAGTCAAACTAAACATCACTCACCTCCATCAAACTCAATAGCAACAACCTCGGTTGCACGCCAGTCAGCAACGCCGCACTCGTTGACGAGGTAGTAATGCATTTCACTAGGGGATGTGCAGTCCCCCGCCCACGCATAGTAGGTGTTTACTAGTTCGAGAATCAGATTGTCTAGGTAGTCAGTGACTTCTTCGTCAGTCCGACCACTGTCCCACATCTGCTCTGCTTCTTGCTCAAAGTTCATCGTGTCTCTCCTGTGTCTCTCTATTAGTGTAAGCCCAAACGGGCAGGAAGTGAAGTCAAGGGAATGTCAAGGTCAGGGACAGTGTTCGTGGCGAGAGAGATTAAAAACCACGCACCATCCCTGACCTCGACAATAGTTAGCGCGTTACCGCCTGCCAACCGTTTGTAATCCAAGCGGGGGCATGCTGTAGAATTGAATTGTAAATGTCTCCTGCCTCTGCGTTGACGTTGTAGCCGGTTGCAATAAGGCAGGTGTGGCCAAGATTCTTCACCTTGCGTGCAAGCGTTGGCTTCCTAGCCCACGGAGACTGCTTACGAATCTGGCTGCTACCAATCCGAGCAAAGCCATAGTCATCAGCAAACTCGTTGAGCGTTTGGAAGATGTTGGTTGAACGGTAGAAGTTGACGAGGGCGTTCTTTTGCAAGCCACCAGCCTTGCTAATGGTTGGGTGTGGGTTAGCAACGAGAACAATAGTCTTACCCGGATGCCGCTCCCAGATAGCCTTGAGGCTCATCGCGAGAACTACCTTTCCATGCCCCTTACCACGGAGGTTGGGATGTACGAAGAAACCTGAAATGTAGATGTAGTTATCCGCAACTTCCCAGTGACAGCAACCAACATTCGGAATGAACTGATCAGGGTTGCCGTGCTCTGCCTTGAACTCCTCGCTCAAGTAAGGCGACGAACCAAGGTAATCGTCAGAGTTAGCAAGGAAGTCATCAACATCAACGATGTTGATAGACTGAATGTCATCCACCTGAAGACCAGACTGGATGTTGAAGATTGCGTAAGTGGTGTCAGTCTCCGTGTTACGCATAACACTATGCTTGACAGGAACATCGTCGTGACGATCTTCGCGGATTGCCTTGCATGAATCAAGGATGATGCTGTGGTAGTCGTGGCTCATGGTGTCTCTCCTGTGTCCTATTACTATTGTAGTCGAAGTTGAGTGGGAAGTGAAGTCAAGCGTCTGTCAAGTGGACTCGATAAGGAACTCGCACTCGCCGTGCGTCCGATGCACGCACCAACCGGGAGAATAATCCGAGTCGCTGAGGTCGTAGTCCGTAACTGTGTAACGGTCAAGTTCGTCAGAAGACAGGAAGTCTCCCCAGTCTGGCCGACCGGGTGCGGCTGTGTAGATAGTGAAGGTCTTATCAAGGTCAGCAGGGTTGTAGCCAAGGGCTGTCAGCAGGTCAGCAAAGGTCATCGTCGTCTCTCCTCTCTCTACTAGTTTAGTTGAAGTGGGTGAAGAAGTCTAGTCAAGCAACTGTCAACAGGTCAAAGTCGAAGTGTCTCCCGCGCTTTCCAGCATCGAACCAGTAAACCTCGACAAGCAGGTGGGTCGGATGGTCCTCGACTATGGCGGTGACAACACCGAGCAAGCCGTCTTTTCCTAGCCACCTAACCAAGTCGCCCCGCTGGCCTGCGCTGCCTTTTCCTAGCCACCTAACCAAGTCGCCCTTAGTAAAGTCGGTGTGCACGCTCTCCTCCCTACACTTACATAGTAGTTCAGGCTGGGCACGAAGTCTAGTCAAGGAAACGTCAAGGAGGATTTGACACAGGCTTGACTTGACCAGTAGACTTGACAGCAACTTGACTTGACCAGTAGACTTGACAGGAACTTTACTGGACTAGAAAAAAGGAGGAACAATCGTAGCCACGGTTCTCGTTGACTGGACTGTTCCTCACAGGTGGCGCGAACTAAGCTATCAATTCTTCCCACGCTTGGTCTACGGAAGTTGGCTGCCGAGTGTAGGTAGCAATCAACTCGCCCTCCTGATCCAAGTTAAACTCATTAATAGTTTCGTAGTTAGTACCAAGTGCTTGGTTAACCTCGGTCAAGAAGTGATGTGTGTTCTCATAAACTACTGGCATGAGCATGCACTGTTCGTAGTCATCGTGGCAGAATAACTGGTAGAGGTAAACCGGATTACTTCTATGATTGGTTAACCAGTGGACAAGCGAAAGAGAACGAGTCCTCTGCATAGCCATGGCATATTCCTCCGCGCTCGCAAAGAAATCTTCTGGGTTATCACGTTCAACATCTTGATAGTTCACACAACGAACGATGAAGTCTCCACCTCCAACCTTCATATGTTGTGCGTTGTATTCACGATAATCATTTACTTCTTCGATGAAGTCACAAGAAGGCACGATGTTCTTGTTAAACCAATCAAGGTTTTCCTTCATTTCTTCTTCACTCATTTGCTGGACACTAGGCTCCATGCCATCATCCCAGCACCAGTTGTAAATCAAGTAATCAATATACATCTTAATTCTCCTTTAGTTGTTAATGAAATCTACGATGTTCTTCCATCGTCTATAAACTACAGTCTTACTAATGTTCTGCCAGTCCTTTAACTCTTCCAAGCTGATGAAGCCACAACGCCACAACACAATCTCTACATCTTCTTCACTGGCATTGTCGTTGATCCAGTTGATAAATTCTTTTGCTCTGTCGTTCATCGCTTACGCCTCGTCTCTTCACGGATGTGCTTTCTAATTTCGCTAGTGCTATACGCCATCTTGGTTCCTCCTAGTTCATGAATCTAATTTTAAAAGAATACTTTCTGGCTACGATACCAACCAAATGTCGAGCCTTCTCGTCGTTCACCCACACAGGCAACACGTTCTTAAGGTTGCGTGTGCCTAGTGAAAAAACCTTTCTGTTGCTGGGAGTGTAGAAGTTAATGTAGTCGCCTTTGATTACACCAACTAAATTGCTTCGGCTTTCAATTGCATTCTTGAAGCGTTCAGGTTGACCATTGATAAAGTCAGCTTTCTTTGAAAGCCTGAACTCTATCTCCTGTTCCATCGCGGAATAGGAACGCTGCTTTGGATGCATCTTGTTAGCATTTTCCCAATTCATTTTAGCCATCGTCGTTACTCCTCTTCTCAAGATAGTCCTTCATCTTTTCGTTAAACTCTTTCTTACGATTGAAGAAAGTTCTTCGTGACACTGGCTTCTCTGGATAGTTCAATAGTGTCTTCTGTTCCTCACACCACTCTAGGTTTACAAGACCTAGATGATGCAGGAAAATAAATTGTTCCTGCAAGGTGCATTCGTTCTCAACCCACTTACCAAGTGTATCAATAAGCAATCTGTTCTTCACGTCATCCTCCAACTTCTTACGTTCAATAAGCTCAACTGCCTTTGTCTTTGAATTAAAGATCCAATACTGTGCTCGTTCTCGTCTCACACTCCTCAAGTTGTCCTTGATGTATCCATCAATCTCTGCATTAACCCAGCCTCTAAACTGCTTCTGGCTATCACTATCCTGCCAAGACCAGTCTCTATCAAGCCAAAGCTCTCGTAGTTTTGCTGGTGATTTGTTAGGCGATGACAGGATGAAGAGATAAATCTCTTGGATTAAATCATGGAACGTCCATCCTTTCAGGCTGAGTAACTTATCAGTATTAGGTTTGTTCCTGTAACTGACTTGCAAAGTTTGCTTCATCACCATGTGAAGTGCCAGTTCTCTTGAGCGTCTGCCTCTTAGTATAATCACTCTTCTCCCTCCTCTTTATCAATCTCATTTAGTACCTCTGCTACCTTGGCCTTTGCTTCCTCTTCAGTCTTAAACAAACCAAAGTATTTCTGCTTTCCGTTTATCACAACCTGAACATGATACTTTCCAGCATGTTTGTTAAAGTAGTAGCCCTTACCATAGCGTCTTCTGTTAGAAGATTGCTGGCTCCTTGTAGCCCACCTTATGTTGCCGGGGAAGTAGCCCTTGTCATTGTCGATGCGATCGATAGAACGACCCTCCTCGTAAGCGTTAGGTAGACTTTCTATGTGGTCTACAAAAGACCAGAAGTCATCGTACCATTCTTCACACACGTCGATTCCTCTGGCTCCATAGTGCTTGTAATTCTGAGCTTCTGAATTCCTACATCTGTGGCGCATTAGAATCCAGCGTGCATACAGCTTATGCTTAGTCTTAAATCTCTTACTCATAGCGTGTCCCTCCTTTGGTTCGCTATACTACATAGTTATATTCTACTGCCAAGTGCACTGGAAGGCAACAACTATTTCAGGAACCCTATGGCAGATCTGCACATCAACTATGTGCGATTCCGCTACACAAAAACTTGTAACTATTTTTGCACTAGGGCATCACCGATGACCAGTATTATAGTATAGAGCAAGCGAGGCGACGAGACAATTGGTTTGTTAGCTGAGGTAAACATGTTAGCTTTTACATACGAACAAACACTAAGCTCATTCTCTTGGATGACTTTAATCCTAAGCAGGATGAAACTTAAACCTGATACGCAAGCTCTCTACACAGAAGAACTATCTGAACAATTTAAATTCTTACTGGCTGCTGGGGACTGGAACTAGTTGACAACTTGCTTGTTAAGTAGAAACATATTGAGTCGGTTGGCTGGTTACAATCTCTCTCACTCATAGCACAGTTCCTTTCTTGTCCGTTCTCCTTACAAACCAGCCAACCGGCTCTCTTTATTTTAAGTCTTACCCTGCGACTTTAAGTATTCGTAGACTGCGTAAGCATTCTTAAACTTAGGCTTGGCCTTGGCAGATGGAGTTCCAGTAGAGATCTTCATACCTGCATCACGGACTGCCCTCTTATAACTTTCAATCTCAGAGTTCTTCTTCTCCATAGCAGCGTTGAACTCCTCACCTTTCAGTCTGAAGTAAGCATCTTCAATGCTCATGTTCTTCTCCTGAATTAGTTTGGCGATTGCTTCCTTGTACTTTGGAAGGTCAGGATGCTGTGCTTCAAAAGCCTTGACCTGTTCCACTCTGGTCTGACGCTGCATCTTCTCACGAGCAGGAGCAAGCATGTTCTCTAACTGCTTGGCTGCCTGTGCTTCGATGTACTGCTTCAGTCCTTCTGGATTGTAAAGGTCAATATCCTCTGGTAGATTAGCATGCTTCTTAAAGTTCTCAGCAGAGTTCTCAAGAAGTGTACGCTCTCTACTTTCCAGTTCCTTACGACGGTTAGAAAGGTCAGTCGTCTTACGCTGGTAATCAGACCTTAGGTTTTGAATTAACTTCTTAGCATCAGGTGGAAGGTTATTAAGAACTTCATTATAGTTCAGTCCCTTATGATTGCCTTCGTACTCTGGACCTGAAAGGTGTCTATCTAAAAGGTCATCAAGTGACATACGAGACTCAGCCTTCTTTACTTTGGCTCGGTCTAGTGCATCCTGCTTGATCTCATTTAGTCTTTCCTCACGCTGTAATATTCCTCTCGGCTCACCACGTCGTTGTAGAGACGCTTCAAGCTTTGGCGTGGGGTTTGATTCAACTTGACTTGTCGTCCTCTCAGAAGGGCTGTTCTGTCCCTGAGAAGAGGTGTCGTTATTATCGCTCATTTATTTCATGCTCCTACTTGGTTGAGTAAAATGTCCAACTCACTTCCCTCTTCCACAGGAGGAGGTGCTGAGCCAGCCATAGCTGTTTCGATTGGTGCCTCTTGTTCTGCTGTTGGTGCTTCCTCAACAACATCAACCGTCGGCTGTTCTTCACGCAAGAACTTACGGAACTCTTTATTGCGAAACAAAGAATCAATCTCAGCCGTGACTCTGGCAAGGATGCCGTCGTCAGTAATCTGACTTACCTCGAAAGGCTGCATCGTAACTTCCTCAGGCATAGTAGCTGCAAAGGAATCTACGGTCTGCTTGATAGCAAGCAAGCCACGAGTAAGCTGGTCAGGTAGAGGTCCGTTCTTTACGTCAGAGAAGTTAGTCTCAAGTTCAAAGCCAACGTCCATTTCCTTATTGATCTTGTTAATCAAAGTAGCCAGCGCCTTCTGACGCTTGCCTGAAAACGTTCCTACTGGAGAAGCAGCCTGCATTACATCAGTGACTGCTCCCTCTGCCTCAGTAAGCACTGGCTCTAACTGTGCCATCGCTGACTGTGCTCTCCCCTCTGGGGTTGTCTCTTCAATCTTAGCCATTGTTTGTCTCCTTTAAGACTTTGTTAGCTGGGGCCACGTCGTTCCAAAAGGCTTCCGTAGCTTTGATGCGCTCATTAGCTGAGCCATCCTTATCGGGTTTATCTAAATTGTATTCAATCATTTTGTTAAAGAAATGGTCTGACTCTGCATCAGCTTTGGCTTGCGCCTTCTGCTGAGCATCCATCTTATCAGCTACCCAGTTCTTAGGGAGATCACGCTCCCTCACTAGACCGCGAGCTTTAAGAACTTCGTCCTTGTGCTTGGGGCCAAGGATGTGAGTCTTTAAACTACGGTCGTAATAAGTTGTGTGACTAAGACCCTCAGTCCAAGAGTTTAGGTTTGACCCAATCAGATTGGGAGCAGACATTTTTAAAACAAAGATCTCTCCTGTGTCTGGATCAACCATAGTCTCTGGTCTTTCAGTGTGCTTACCAAGCCACTCAAAGATACGACCAGTCTTAGTTCCTCGGAATTCGTAGATAGGCATCAGGTAGTTTCTCCTAGCATTTGCTCAGCTATCATACGCTGTGCGCTGCCTCTAATCTGTCCAGCCACGGGACCACCACCAACGGGAAGTCCTTCCTGCTCTTGTGGACTCTGCTCACCACGAGAAGTCATGCCTTCCTCTGGCAAAGCCTGTGGCTCTGGAGCATCAGCAAACTCTTCAGGTAAATCAAAGACATTGATGATGTAGTCTCGTAGAGCTTCTGGCTTGACGCCAAGCTGAGGAAGAACACCGAGTAGCTGCATAACCGCAGAGCGCTTGACAGCAGAAGCAATAGGTGTGCTGGCCTGATCAGCATAAGCATACTTGAACTTACCTTCAAAGTGTTCGCGTGTAAGAACAACTGGCTCTCTGTCAATAAGCACAACCTCTTTCATATCCTCGTCGTCACCAGTCATAATGAGATGGTAAATGAGTGACTGGTAAACCTCACCAATCATCTCAATAGAACGATGGAAGAAGCGAGCCATGCGTCCTATCTCTGAGGCAGAGTATTGGGTTAGAGCAGCAATCTCTGTGGCACTAGCACCAGTTGCCTGACCTCTTGTGAACGGAGCCATAACCGTACCACGTTCTAGGTCAGCACGAATCTCAGCCTTGTAGATCTGATAGTCAGGCGAGAAGGTGGCTTGCGCTAGTGGAACAAGAACATTTCTAGCATCCACATCAGGAGGCACATCAAGCTCAACGATTGACATGTCCCGGTTCTCTGCTAGAATAGCCGCTCCTTCTTGGTCAATGGCTCCCTTGCGTGTGACATAGATACGAGCGTCACGACGGATGCCATTAGCCCAAACCGTTCTCATGGAGTTAATCTCCCACAACTGGTCATAGACGCGACCAAGTGAGGAGTAGCCACGGAGCGGTGAGTCTGGTGAGTAAGACAGGTAGACAGGCACGAGTGGTGAAATGGGTGAGCCGTCTGCCTTACGGAATGGAATAGTGTCTGCCTTGTAAATAACTTTGTTTGCTCGCTGTGCAGATGGCGAGTAGATAATAAGTTCGTCTGATTCAAAGTCATAGAACTCAAAGATCTCCACATAACTTAGGAGGTAGCTACCATCGTAAGAAGCATCGGAAGACTGTGAGTCGTTGCTGTTGTCATAGCCACCACCGATGGTTCCGTTGAGGTAGTCTTCTTTGACGACAGGATCAAACTTGATACCGGGGAACTTCTTCTTTGCTTGGTTGTAAGGCAGGTAGTAGCGGTGTCCAACGAACCTGCTCTCGTGCCACTCCTCTGCGTCGTGGTCAACAATAACATCCCAAGGATGAACCGTGCGAATCTCGACAGCATCAAGCAAGCTTTCGGTTTCCTTGATAGCAAGCTTGAAGAACGAGTAAGGGTAAATCAGTGAATAACGAAGTCCCCTCTCGGCCACAATCATCTTGTCGTAAAGGAACCTATTGACGCAAGCCTGCACGACCTCTGGGTTTCCTTCACCTTTGGCATCAGGTCCGACAGTAAGAGCAGGTGTCTTGCTGAAGAGTGAGGCAACAAAGCCTTCAACATAAGCATAGCCATCACTAGTGTTGACCGTGATGTTGTTTTCAAACATGCTGGCAACTGTGCTATCAAACATAGTTCCCATGTAAGCACGGCTGTAAGCCGTCATTCGATCTCGTTCTTTGTCCCAATAGTTGCGATGATAATCAACAAGGAACTCTACTTCTCTTTCGTTCATTTTAGCGTCTCCCTATTCTGAGTTTTTGCCCCGTTCGTTTGAGCGGGTTTGCTGTTGGGTCTGGTCTGCTGACCGGAGAGGTCGCCTCGGTCATCCAACGTTCGTAGTCTGGCAGAGGCATCCTAGTGTCTTTCAGGTGGTACAGCCCAATGGCATACGCCATACATCGGTCGTCATGGTAGCCGTCCGGTGCAGAGGGGGCAAGTCCCTTGTCTGAGCGAATTAACATTCGCATTTCGTTGTAAGTCTTTTCGTCTAAATAATTGATCATCCTCTCTTCGAGGTAGGTCTTTAACAATTCGTAAATTGTAATCTTGCTTCTGGCTGTGGTCTTAAAGGCTCGGTAGTTTGTCCAGTTATACTGGTGGAGAACTTCCTTAAAAGCATGGCCATGGTTGTTTTCTTCAAAAGCAATCTGTGCTTTATACTTCTGCGCCAAGTTCATACAAGCCTGCGCAAAATCGTTGACGCTCATCATGTTGCTATTCACGATGGCAACTGGAGCGCTTGTCAAACGAGAGAGAACAATCCCTACTGAATAGTCTCCACCTTCGCCGCCTGCTATGTCTACGCCCATAACGTAGTTGTCTTTGGTTGAGTGAGGTGAGATGACTTCAATAGTGTTGTCTGAAATTTTAATCTTCTGAACTTCTTCAAAGTGGTCGTCATAAAAGTAATTGTCTGAAGCCATAGCATATGCTTCTTCAATTGAAAGAGGATACTCACGTTTAAACAAACGCTCGTCTTTCATCTCTGCAATCTTCTTTCGACGCCAAGAGATTTGGTTCTTGTCCAAACCAAACTTGTCCATAATGGACTGCTCGTCATCGGTGACGACAAACTTATTCTTGCCCCACTGGAGAGTATGACGGTAAGATGGGAAGGACGACCAAGGAAGAAACACAACATGCCAGCCCTCTGGGTTCGTTGCGATCTTGTGAAGCGCATCACCAAAGTGGTTAGCAGTTGATTCTAGGATAAGCTTGCCTTGGTTAACAGAAGCTAGTGTAGAAGCCAGCCAGTTCTCAGGGTCATCATAGAACGCGAACTCCGTAGCGTGAACTGTGTTAAGTGTGTAGCCACGGTCTGAGGCGTCTGACTGGGCGCTCATTGCAATGATGCTGGTGTCCGTGGAGTTGAAGCTGATGCGGTGCCTGTTAATCTGAGAAGGGCGTTTAAGAGGGTCAGGCAGGCTGTTATAAAAACGCTTGTCGATTCTAAGAATCTCGTTAGCTGAACCTTGCTTGTTAGACACAATAACTGAGTTGATTGTCTTGTGGTTTGTGTAAGCTTCCCAGAAACAATAAGCTCGCACGACAGTGGTGATGCCCATCTGTCGCGCTTTAACAATTGCTACACGGTTGTGCTGGTGGAGAGCCTTAATGACTGTAATCTGTTCTGGCGTCATTACTTCGCCAAACTGAACCAGACTACCTTCCTTGTCCTTAATCCAAAGCCTAGCTATGAACAGAACTGGGTCTGAAAGGATCTCGTCTAATGTATATCTTTTACTCGTCAGACTCATCGTCGCTCTCAGCGTGTTCACGAATCTTTGTGTCAACACGCTTAGAGACTGAGATAAGCCATTCGTCAATTGGCGTCTTGCCCTCTTGGTTCTTTGTCATAACACCACGAAGTAGAATTAGAAGCTGGATAAGGTCGCCAATCTTAGCGGTCCTCCAATCTTCCTGATCAAACTTCTTAATCATCGCAGCGATGATAAGTGCTACTGACTTTTCAAACTCTCCTCTCTTGATGCTACGAATAGCGGACTGTGCATTTCTAGAGAGGTCGGGCTCGCCGTCTTTTCTTGCCATCTGAATACTCCGTTGCTTCTAATCGACACGTTTGAGGAGATTGGCTAATTGCTTCTCCTCTCGGCGCGTGAAGTCGTCGCCTTCTACTACTTTAAAATGTTTGTCAATAAGACCCTTTACACTTGTGTCTAGTTCCATGAGTTTGATAAAAGGTCTTGTTACGTTAACGTCCCACATTTCTCGCAAACGCTTTTGCTGAAACCAAGTCTGGTCTAGCCTTGCGATGTAAGTTTCAATTCGATCCTGACTGTATTCTTTGGACATCTGGATTTTCCTTAATCTTATTCTGGCAGCGGATAAACACTTGTCTTACTTTTTCGTATGAACAGTTTAGTTCTTTCGCTACAACACGAAGAGACTTTGATTCTTCAGCAATGCTGTAAAATATCTTTTGCTCTTCCTTGGTTAAAATTCCATCAATGGTGTCGCATAAAAGTTCATAGCGGGCTCTTGAAAGATTGCTTTCAATTGGGTCTTCTGTTTGCATCTTCGGATGGTAGATGCCGGGATTGAAAGAAATTGTTTTAATCCAATCATCATAGAGGGGACAGTCTACAACCTCCTGCCAAGTGTTGCACGCATTTAAACGGTCTGTGTTTGTGGGTCTAGGAATTCTTTGGGTCATACGACCATAGTGTCGCTTCTTCATAGTGCTGGCTCTCCTTACACTATATAGATAGTAGTAGAACCAACGGCAATAATCAAGTCTTTTTCTTGCGATTCTTACGAACTTTGTCAATATCAGCTTTAGTGATCTTCTTTCTAGGAGGAGCAACTGCTGCTAACTTCTTCTGCTTTTTAGAATACTTTGAATAAGGCATTACTTCTTCTTCGGCTTAAAGCCGCCCTTCTTCTTCTTCATCTGGTCATAAGTCTTTGAATCAATTGTAGAACGGGACTTTGATCTGCTTGTCCCGGCTTTCTTGCGCTTGTTTATATTTGCGTATAATCCTTGCTTGGCCATTACTTAACTCCTTTAAGTCTAGCGATTGAGTCGATGACACCTTGGCTTCCAATATAAATGCCTGAAAGAATAACCCAGTCGCCGCTATCAATGAGGCCATACAAAGCAAGGCCAGTAGCAGACAACCAAACAAGTAGCTTTCGGCTGATAACTTTTGATAATCCTTTGTCGATTGCATTTCTCATTTATTCCTCGCGCTTCTTATTAGAACGGACTCGTTGGCGCTCTGACTAGTCGGTAATAGATGGTTACATCAACATCACCAGCGAAGACAAGAGCGATGTTTGCACCAGCAGCGATGGTTGTTGTCTGGGAACCTGACACTCCACCGTTTACACGAGCAGGTGTGCTGGCATCATCATAAGCATAGATGGCTGGGAAGCCAGCAACGGCAGATGTATCAGCACTATCGTCTGCTAAAAAGATGTGTGTCTGATAAGCGTAGCCGGCTGAGTGAGTAAAGGCTGACTGTGAAGTTGCTGTGTAAGAACCAAAAGCTAGTCGGAAGCTGGTGCTATACTTGAAGCCTGAGAACATTCCTTGGGTAGTGCCGTCCCAAGCTCCAGCAACAAACTGTTCGTTTTGTGCGTTGGGGATGTTGGTTCCCATCTGAAAGTAAAACTCAATACCTACAATGTCACCATCAGCCGGGTCAACTGTTGCACCACTATCAGGGTCAATAAGAGCAAAGCGATACTTACAACCATCATCCGGGTTATCAAGGTTAGAGCCAACACGGGTGGTGCCTCTAAACTGTATCTCGGATCCAACGGTCGTAATGCTTGTTTCTAAACTATAAGGGTCAGAGGTAGATACTATGAGGTCTGACGTTAGGAGAGACCAAGAAGAGGTATCCTGCGAGCCGTCAGTAGCTCTTCCAGTCGTACCTCCTTCTGGGATAACCCTGCCAACATTTACTTTGGCAACAGGCATCAGGTTGCTCCTCGACCAAAGAAGAGACTAGCAGAATCAATGTCCATGGTGTTGCCCGCATCTGCCTTGAAGTGAAGGTAGAGCGTTGTTGCGCTGCTGGCAATAAAGGGCAACTGAATGGCATACCCAGCTAGACCATCAGTAGTGGTCGTCTTACCAAGAGCAATTGTAGCCTCGGTGTCTGGAATGACAAGAACATCACCATCACTGTCGGTAGAGATAGCAATGGTAAGCTTTGTTGCTAGGCCAATAGATGACACGTTTACAACAAGATACTCTGGAACAATCTTAACTGAGGAATCGAATAGCTGCGGCAAGGCAACAGATGCTGACTTGGCAGTCTGAAAACTGTTCTGGATGTTTGTAGAACTAGAAACGTCAAAAGAGACTGATCCTAGCTTTGGCGATGTTTGAACTGTTGGCATGTGAAATACTCCTTATTTCATAGATTTGGCACCCTTACACTTCCACCGCTTGCGGCTTAGGTTGTTGGGTGTATTTGGATCATTTTGCTTTTCTTTGGGTAGGCGCTTCTTAATGCCCAATGAACGAGCACAATAAGAATCGCCTTTCTTAGTACCGGGTTTAACACGAGGCCCGCCACCTTTGGCTTTGCCTGCTTGACCGTAAGAAACCTTCTTGGTTCTACCAGTCTTAGGATTCTTAACGGTCTTTACTTTGGCTTTTCCTTTGGCGGGCCTTGGCATATCAGCCTCCTCCCTTATGAGGAGCGTAGCCACCTTCTTCAATATATGGAAGCTTTGAACCCTCGATGACCTCGCCTGTATCAAGAAGTTCTTGTAGTCTTTCAAGAATCATATTTTCTTCCATTTCCAACTTCAAGCGATCATCCTCGCGCTTTTGAATATCCGCTGGGCTTCTGTAATCCTTAGCGGCTTCTCTACTCTTGGCATCTGATATTGGATCTGGTGCTAGTAAAATGTCTAGAACACCCGGCGTAGACTTGTAAGCTTCTCTTAGAAGATCCATTACCTTCTCAAGTTTGGATTGGGTCTTCGGATAACCTGACGGTTCGAAACCAAGTGCACGATACATTTCGCCCGGCTCCTTAGCTTCTCGGGCCATGGCCTTTTCAACCTTTGTTACAATCGCTGGGTCACCTGATTTGTATACGCGACCTAAGGCATCTTCGTTTATTTCATCTTCGAAGTATAGCATCGCTTCTTCCATTAAGTCCGTAGCAATTAGGCCGTCCATCGCGGCGCTGCTAATCGCTTTGTAATCCCATGGAATACCTTTCTTTTCTAAAACTTTTCGAATAGTTTGTTCTCTGCTTTCAGCCATAATCATTTCTCCTTTTTGGTTTTGATCATTAATTCAACATTGTCGAGCTTGTCTTTAACTTCATCAAGCTTTTCATCTATGCGTTCTAGCCTTGCTTGAACGGAGATGCTCTGCTCTCTTAACGCTTTGACTTGCTCGGCATTAACATCTATATCATCGGCATAAGCCTCTAATAAATCCAATCTATAACCAGTGCTGTAATAAAAGCTGGCAAGTGTTGCCATTACCGCGCCGATTGCTAAGATTTCTTTAACTGGCACATTTGAAAGATTCATGCGAGTTTCCTCATTACAATAAAAGTTTTGTCTATTCCAGTTCTTGCTGGACTGCTCTGCGAATAGTCTCGCGTCTTTGAGCTTCATCCTGCATCTGTTCCATAGCCCCGATGCCTGTTGCCACAGGAATGTCCCACCAAGGCTGGCCGATGCCATAGCGCATAACGTCTCCTTCTAGCTGAGGAACAAGAATATCTGACCACTCACGGACAGGTCTGTCTATTCCAGTTAGTAGGAGAGCGTTGCGGAAAAGTAGAAAGTTCATTCTTGCATCCTTGTCGTCTCTATTGATTTGCCACTCAAAGCCTGCGTGTGTTGGCTTGCCTCTGCGTGGTGCTCTTGCTAC